TATTACTGTATTTATTATTCAATGATGTCAGCAACAACACCTGAACCAACTGTTCGTTTTTTCATTAGATTCTTCTACTATAACACTATTTTCTACAACTTCATTCTCGTTTATGTTATTCTCTATTGAGTTTGAACTTTCTATTTCATTAACTGCAGTGTTTTCATTTTCAATTTTTTCTGTGCCTATTTTCATATCATTTTCCTTCTTTTCAATTATTTTATTACCTGTAATTACTCCCGCTGTTACCACTGTTCCAGTTGCTACTATTCCTAAAATTACTCTACTTATTATTTTTTTCATTTTTCCACCTCTTGGTAAAAATTCTACCAAAAATCGGAATTTTTTTCAATATATTTATCATTTTTTCAATCTTTTGGTCTAATTCTTGGATAGCTTTCCACGAGATACTTACCATAGAGTAAGAATTAATTCCTTTCTTATTAGAAATAATTTCTTGAGGCGTATTATATCCATCTCCAATTACTAAACCTATTGTTTTTTCTTTTGAATTATTTTTATAATTAAATTCATATATGTCCGAATTTTTTATCATATATAATGCTTCTCTCTTAAATTTAACTATATTTTCTTTTAATTTTGCTTGAGATTGATAGTTATAAGCCGTTGCCCACATTTCACCAGTAGTACTAACTTTATTAGGCCTTATGAAAGTTTGTCCTGAAATTCCAAGTATACTAATCGCTCCTTCGTTGCCATCAACAAAAATATAGGCTTTACCAACAGTATCACTATTAGCATAAAATCCCTCGTTAGTTAAAAATGATTGTGTGCTACCTGTTCCTATTAAAAAAGTTGGATTACTTGAGCTACCATTTTCCAGTTGTATCTTACCGCCTGTAAATTTTCCATTAGTTGCTTCCATTGAACCATCTAATAATATTTTAAAATTTTGATTGGCAGTTACAATTCCTTCTAGTTCAATTAACTTGGCCAAAATTTTAGCTTTTTCTGGTGTCAAATTAATGCTGGCAATTACTTCGTCTTTTCCTACTTTTTGTCGTGCCAATAATATAATTTCTTTATTACTTTGTTCAAATTTAGTATTTAAATCGACTGTTGCTTCTTTCAGCCCCTCTTGTGTTGCAAATTTCTTAATGTATTCGTTATCAGTAATATATCTGCAGAAGTATTCTAAGTTTGGATATTCTCTAACGTATATGTAAGTATTATCTTTTAATGTAGGTAATTTTATCTCACCAAGTTCTTCTGTTTGCTCTGTTTGTAAAGCATATTCTTGGCCACTATCATTTAATCCTATACGTCTGATAATAGTAACTTTGTTATTGATAATGTCTAACTCATCTCGAACATTGCCAAGACTTCTTAACTTTTTACCATACTTTATTGTAAATACTTGCTTGTCTTCGCTCGGATTCAATCTGCTTTGACTATCAACAATTAAATCTATCGTTGTACCTAACGGTCCTACTGTTAATCCTGGTACTAAAGATGTACTTGTAACTAACTCTTTCCATTTTTCTGTGTCACCAAAGATTTTCAATGTTAGTACTAAGTTCTCTGCATAATCTGCAGTGTCTACTAAATGTAATTCTCTTCGTGAAGTAATATCTCTTGTGAATTTCTCAATAGTATCAACTTCTAATCGAATTGAATCCGCTTCTTGTTCTATCATGGTTTTAGTTTCTTTAGTAGTACTATAATTGTTTTCTAAGTTTTTGGCTGTATCGCTTGCTACTTGATTTGCTTTGTTTATGCTATCAGCCAAGCAAGGTGTTGTGTATGACGTTGTGTTGTCTGTCCAAGTAATAAACGACCTTGTCCATATATACTTGCCTTCTTCCCATTCATCTTGTGTATTTTTCCAAGCTCCACCTGTTTGCTTTGTATTTGATGTTGATAAGTAATACTGGTCTTGAACGGATTTTATACCTTTACCAGTTGCTCCTGTTTTCCCTTGTTGGCCAGTTTCTCCTTTAATTTTTGTCCAAGAATATTTAGTTGGCTCAGTACTGTCCGCTTCTATAAAATCAGTATATTGGCCAATGTATGTTTTATTTGTTGAATCTGAAACATCAAAATCAGTCTTTCCATCTGCACTATTGGCATATGCTATGTGTAAGTAGCTAGTTTTTCCGTTTGTTCCATCAACCCCAGGTATTCCTTTCTCTCCTTTTTCTCCTTGGATTCCTTGAAATCTAGACCATGTGTATTTAGTTGGGTCTGTACTATCTTCTGCTGTATAGTCAACGTATATACCAATGTAAACTGAAGGTGTTTCTGTCATCTGTGAAGCAGTTGGATTTGCTACTGAGCTGTATTTGATATGAAAATATGTTGTCTTACCATCTGCTCCCTTATCTCCAGCTATTCCTTTATCTCCATATATAGCTAATAAAGTAACAGTGATTTGAGGAGTTGTTGTAGTAGTGAATGTAATAACTTCCTTTCGCCATAAATACTTATTAGTTTCAGATAACTTAGGTATACTAGTAGAAGTTATGTTTGAAGCTGGTGGTGTTGTTTGAGTTGTGGTTGTTGTATAATAATAATCTATTTTCTTTATGCCATTACCATCAGTTCCACTTTTTCCTGCTTCTCCTTTATCACCAGTATCTCCTTTTTCTCCTTTTATCAATGACCAAGAATAATCAGAATAGTTCGTACTCTCAACAGATGTTGTTTTATTATAAGCAAAACCAATGTAAGTTTTTCCTGCAGGATCATCAGACATTCCTGTTGTAGGTGAATCTGCATATTTTACCCATGTATAATAAGTTTTCCCATCTTTACCGCTTGCTCCAGTATCACCTTTTTCACCATTTACACCGTCTTTTCCATCTTTTCCGTCAACACCATCTGCACCTTTAGCTCCTTGTATACATGTTGCATTTGATTCTGATACAGTACCATCAACAAATGTAGTTACAGTTTTTTGCCACATATACTTGCCTTCAGTCCATGCTGGTGCTGTCGTATTCCAACCTGTCGTAGGTGCTTCTGTTGAACTGTTACCTAGTGCATATTTCACTTCAACCTTTTTTACAGACGAATTAGCTGTTGATTTAACATTTTTAATGTCTTGTTCAACTTTTGAAACTGTATCAGTGAATCCTTCTAAGGTTTGTTCGTGTTTAGTTAATGTTTTCGATGTTTCTGTATTTTCTTCTATTAGTTGTTCAATTTTGCCATTAACTTGGTCAATACTAGATTTCACTCTTCTGTTAATAGTTTTCTGTGATGGCTTTTTAACTGCTGTTGTTTCTTGTCTTTCTTTCGACTTTATTTCACTACTTATACTAGCTTTCCATCTACCTGAATACTGACTAGAGCCTTGATATAAAACTTGCTTTCCATCAATGACTAATATGTCTCCAATATCAATAGCAGGATCTATAATTGAATCACCTTTAAAGCTATATAGTTCTAGATCTTTTACTTGTTCATATATATTATCAATTTGCTCTTGATTAACAATAAACATATTATCAGGGTTAATATACAAAGTATTGCCTGTTGTATTTCCTTTTTCAAAAACCCTAATTCCATCATCAAAACGTACTCTTGTAATTTTATATTTTTCTCCCCATTCGAAGTTCTGAAATAATTTTATTGCTATATTAGCCATATTCTGTCCCAAACTTCTAATATAAAGTTTTCCATTTCTACCAATAAAAGCAAAACTTCCTGCTTGTTCAGAAATATAGCTTAAATACGTTCTAGCAGACACTGTATTGTCATACACCGCAATTTCTTTATTCATGTTCAGAAAAGAAGTAGATCCAAGTTCTACTCTTGCTTTTGAACATATATCTTGTAAAACTTGAATTATTTTAACTTTGCCGTTGTTATCTTTGACTAGCTTGCTCCCATCGTAATTAAATTCAAATTTAATCATATTATCTGAAAGTGTCAATGAAACTGTATAATCATTAACTTTTGATATTTTGTCTACGTTGTACACTCCAATCGGAACAATTTCACCAGTAATTCCGCTTTTTATCTCTATTTTTGTAATAGAATCTGGTACTGCTGTTTTGTATAATTGCAATTCAACAGTTTGAGATGGTGTACTTCCCAATTCAATTTCACCATTTGTAAATAGTGTAGACGAAGGTTTGCAATCACCAATATATCGAGATTCGATTTCAACATCATTTATATAAACTTTTAAGAAGTGAACAGTATCATATATCTTTGATTTATAATCATCTGTAGTATTATACATTAGCTATTCATCTCCTTCACTATACTTTTTTGAGCTTCTGTTAGTTCTTTTTGCATTAGATTAAATGTTGTTTTCCATTTGGTCTTTTCTGTTGATGTTCCTTCATCTGTTGTTATCATATCAACTTTTCTTTTTGATACTCTGAATTTCGCACCTTCTAGGAATCCGCCTTTCACAACGGGAACTTTTACATCTATTACGAATGGATTTTTAAATGTTTTTTGACACAACGCTTCTGCTTCTTCTTCTGTGTTAAAATCCCAACTCATTGATAATTTTAAAAGTCCTACAGCAATCGGATTATCTATTAATGAACCATCAACAATACTAGAATAGCTATCTTTGTCTGTGTCCTCTATATCAGCACTATATGTTGACGGTGTAGGTAAATTTTCCGTTTTTCCATGTTCTCTCCATAACATAATTTTCTTCCTTTCTGAGACATAAAAAAGAGATACTCTTTTTAAAGTATCTCTTTTAGTCTCCAACTATTGCTTCTATATCTTTACCAGTTTGTCTTTTTATGTTTCTTAAATCATTTAATAAAATCTCGCCTAAAGTTCTGTCTCCAACTTTAATAGTTAAGTAGATAGGTCTATCGTTATTGTCATTAGAGTTCATATCACTTAATGCACTCAATATTGAATCATAACTTGAGTTTCTTGATTTTATTTCTTGTGCATTAGCTTTTGAATTTATCTGAGGTATATCCACGATTCCATCAGTATTAATTGTATATGACATCATACCAGCCAAATCTTCAATTTCCGATTTAACTCTATTAGTATTAGATTTAATACCTGCAACCATTAAATCGATCATATCTGGCATATATGTATGAAAGTTACTTAAAGGTCCTTCTTCAGGTTCAGAGAAACCTAATAGACCTTTAATCTTACTTGCTACGCCTTGCACTGCTGACCCAACTTTTTGTACATTATTTCTAATACCTGATGCCATATTATCAACCAAATCTTTTCCCCAAGTTGCTGCATTTCTTCCCAAGTTTGTAAATGTATTTTTTATGTTATCGCCCCAACCTGAAATAGTAGACTTCGCATTATTTAAACCTGTTGAAATGTTGTTCTTTAATGCATTAACCTTATCTTTAACAGTATTTGAAGCATTCGTCCAGCATTCGCTAACTTTTGATTTTACATTGTTTCCCCAGTTAGAAACTGTTGTCTTGGTATTATTTGCCCAATCTGTTACTTTTCCTTTAATTTCATTAAATTTGCTTGAAACGTTATTTCCAAATTCCTCAAAAGGTGATTTTATTCTATTCCACAAATCTGAAATTCCGTTCTTTAAGCCTTCCACTAAGTATCCACCCATTTCAGCCATTACTGTTGACGGTGAATGTATGCCAAAAATTTCTTTAAATCCATCAATAAACGGTTGAAAAATATGATCTATTACCCATTGTCCAATGTTATCTCCAATTTCAGCAATTCCCTCAAGAAGTCCCAACATAACATTTTCGCCATTTTCTTTTATTTTCTCATACACACTCTGTACTGCTGTGTCAATACCTTCTTTGAGTTTTTCTCCTATTGCCATTCCTAGTTGTATAGGGAAAACAACAAATGCTTCAATTAATGCCATTAAAGCTAATTCTATTGCTTTTCCTGCCACTCCTAGCCAATCTACATTAGTAATAAACTCTACTATTGCATTAGAAATAGCTGATGGGTCAAATGACTTAAGAGCAGTAATTCCTATATCTAATATTCCTTTTATTCCATCGCTTAAAGTTTGTCCTGCTACTGCCCAATCAACATTTTGAAAAAATCCATTTATTGCATTACCTATTGCTTGTCCAAAGTTTCCCCAATTAAATGTTGTAATAAAACTATAACCAAAATAAATAATAGTATTTAATCCCTGAGCAAATGTATTTCCTACCTGATTCCAATCAGTAGTTGCTATAAATCCATTTATAAATTGTGCTATGTTAGTTCCAATGTTTTTCGCACCATCTTGAATTTGATTCCATGGAATATTTTCCATTGCCTCATTTAGTTTTTGACCAATTGTTGCACCAACTTCATACCAGTTTCCATTCTTTAATGCTTCTATAATACTATTTGGTGTATTATCTATACCTGATAAATCAAAACTAGGTGCACTTGTTCCTCCACTACTTCCTGAATTATTTGTTTGAACATTATTTATCTCGCTATGCACTCCAGCCAATTGCTTAGTTGCATTCTTTGCTTGTCCAGCACTTTTAGCCATACTTGAATATGAACTTGCACTTGCTTTTGCAAAAATATTTACTCCTGTTAAGGCATAAGCAACACTCTGTATCGCTTTCATTAGTTGATATACTAAGTTAGTTACAAATTGTATAACTGGTGCTAAGGCTGACCCCATGGCGTATTTCATGTAATCAATATTAGCACTTAATTGTTTTGCTCCTGCATTTTGGCTTGATAACCATGTCTGAGCTGAGCTACTCAGCAAAGAATAAATACCTCGTAATGAAAACAATGCTCCTGCATAACGCAATACCTGGCCTAATCCTGTTTTTACACTACTGCTAAGTTGCTTTATTTGATTTTTAATTTTTATAGTCACGCCTGAAAGTCTATTCATTGATGCTTCTGCTTTTTTTGAATCGTTTGAAATTCCTGAAAATATACTTCCACTTTTTTTGCTTTCAAGCTTATTCTTTTTAATATTTAATCTTTCAAGTTGAGCTTCAGTCTCTAATAATTCTTTTGAATTTAAGTGAATCTCACCATTTTGAACTTTTTTCAACTTTTCTTCTATTTCACTTATTTTATAATTAACAAGCTCTAATTCTTTAGTATCAGTGCCTCTTAATGATTGTTTGAACTGTTGGACTGCAGGAATTATCGCTGCAATTTTATTTTTTATTGCTTCAAAAATATTAATTGTATTACTTTCTGCATATATATCGTCGTTTTCTGCCCTAACTTCATAATTGTCTTTTGGAAAGCTATTGTTTACTTTTCTGATATTTTCAGGCAATCCTTGTGCTTTTCTATTCAATACTGAAAGCTTATTGATTAACTCATCGTATGCGTCTCCTTTCGGCGTTTCGTCTAGTTTATCAGCTAGTTCTTGCATTTGTTTCTCTATTTCAGTTTTTTCTTTTGCGATTTTTTCAGACGCTACTGATATTGTTCCAGAAAAGACATTAGGGTCAAACTCCATATCTTTATCATTTAATCCGAGCTAAACTATTCGCTTCGTTTTCTATAACATTAGAATCATATATTTTAGGTTTAGATTTGTTAGTTAGATTACTTTTTAATTCTTTGAAATTCACATTTTGACCGGTTAATTTACCATAACTTAATGAATTACTAAATATTTTTTTTAGATTTTGAGCTTCTTTTTCCATTTTTCTTGCATATTTCTCAAATTCTTGATAATTATATTTATATCTGTCTAATCCATTTATGGTCATTCCGGAAATGTCATTCGGATTGAAACTTAAACTGGTTTGTTTTTTCAAAGAATCTAAACCTTTTTTAACTTGATCTATTTGTTTTTTAGCATCTTCATTTGTAACTTTAATTGCTATTTCATTCTTATCATTACTGTTTTTTAGATCTTGCAATTTTTTCTTTGCGCCATTTGTTGCCTGTGTCATTTTACTTTGAAATGTCTTTACATTAATTTGTGAAAACGCTTCTTGTACCTGTTTCATCTTTTCTTTAACAGCAGGTACGATCTTGTTAAATTCTTTTAGTGCTTCTTCTATTTTAGCCGTGACAATAATCTCAATTTCTTCAGCTGTCGTAAGTCACTCCTCCTTTCTTTAATAATTACCCTTTAAATAGTTTTCTCTGTTCTTCCAAAGTTTGTTCTTCCTCTTCTTTTTCAAAGAGTTCAGAAAAACTATCTCTGATCATTAGAATTTTAGTTTTTTTATTCATACAATCTCCTGCTAAAAGCTTATTTGTAACCGCTTCTTGTAGATTAATTTCATTTCTAAAATCATCTATTTTTCTAATAGCTCTACTGTTGAAATATGTGTAGACTTCTCTTGTGGTACTATTCCAAAACTCAGCTGGTTTCATGTCAAAGTAATAGCAACCACTTTCAAGCGCATAAATCAAATCTGATAGGTTCTTACATGTTTTTATTTTTCCTATTAAATCTTCTAAGCTTCCATCATTTGATTTTCTGCAATCTTTGTCATCGCGTTTTCTGCTGATTTCTTGATGACTAAGTCCATATCTATTGCTGACAATGGACTGTATATTGCTTCTTCTAATTCCTTTTTGGTTCTCTTCTTTATAAAAAAACCTTGTTTATTAATTTCCTCAGTTAATTCTTTAAATATATCTTCGTAGCTCTTGTTATGTTCAGCTTTGTAGTCGTCGAAAAAATCAAGAACATCTGATGATGTATTAAAAGCATTCTTTCCTTCATTATCTTCAGCCAGCGAGTACAAGATTTTTGCAAAATCTTCTATGTTAGAATCTCTTACGGCCTTAAAAAATCCCTCATCAAAGTTTTTGCTTTTTAGTTTGTGTGTTATATCTACGATTTTTTTCGTTTTTAACACGATTTTTACAGTTTTATTTTTTGTTTCTAATTCCATTTATTTTTTCTCTCCTTTGCAAAAGAGAGAGGGCTTTAAACCCTCTCTTAAAATTTTGTTGAATCTCCTTCAACTGGATATCCATCTGTTTCTACTACTTTTGAATTTTTGAAAACTCTCATTGTGTCTTTAATAAAATCGCCATCATTCATTTCTTGACCTGCAATATCTATTGTACACTTTACTGTTTGTACAAGTGGTTTACTTGCAACTGATGCTGTTGATTCTGGATATTTAACAAATAAATATATTTCTGTATCCGCATCTGCTATATTTCCCATTGCTTTATGTTCTTCTTGTATAAACATCATTTCAATATCAACTGCTTCTGCTTTTCTTTTTCCTTTTGCCATTCGTTCTTCGTCTAAATCTAATGAACTATATGTTTGCCCTTCTTTTAGTGTTTTTAATTGTCCAACTTTTTGAACATAACCGATTTTAGTTCTATCTCCTGTTAGCGTTGTTGCATATGATACTTCAGCTTTCATAGCAACTTGTGGTGTTGTTGTTTTTGGTGTATCTCCTTCCATTTAAAATTCCTCCTTTATTTTAAATTAAAAGAGGCCGTTATTGAATTATAACGAACCTCAAAAGTTATTGTTATACCGTATTTTTGCAATATACTGTCATATATTGCAGGACTGGTATTTGTTCTTATAAAATTAATTTCTTGAAGTTTTGAACTAACTTCATCTGTCATTTGCATAGCTTGACGTTGTTTCTCGTTCCAACAAGTTATCGAAATTTGAAATGTAGATTTTAATGGAAAACCATCTTCGGTTAAAATCACCGATTTCAATGGTGTATGTAATTCTAGGCATGGAAATTTACTTTCCGTAGTTGGATTTGTTAGAATTTGCTTATATTTCAAGGATTCTAGTTTTTCATAAACTAAATCACTAAAATCTCTTATACTTAGGTCTTTCATTTACATACCTCCTTCAACATTTCATCTATTTTCTTCTTTACTATTTCTGTGTTTTCATTTCTACTTTTAAATTCGGCATCGCTTAAAAAGTGATTTACTCTTGAACCAACCGCTACATAGAATTGAGTATTTCCTATTGTTGTGATTGGAAAATTTAAAGATCTACCTACTTTATGAACCGGTATATACCATTCTGTATAGCCTGTTTCAATGAAGTGTTTCGTTTTACCAATATGTTCTTTTTCTGCATATTGACCTGTTCCAAAATACTCAAACCACAAATACGATTGTCCATTTTCGGTCATAAATTTAGCAGGGTCTGCATAAACCCTGCCTTTAACTGTTTTTGTTGACATATCAACCATCTCAATAATTATTCCTTCTTCTTTATGACCGCTTTTCTAATCTTATTGCATAACCTCTTATATTATTTAAAATATCATCAGTTATTTCTTTGGCCACTTGCGGTAATTTTTTTATTATAGCATCTATGTTTTTGAAATTATGTTTTACTTTTATTTTGCAATCAAAACTTATCATTTTTGCACCTTCTCACATATATACACATAAGTGTTTCCTATTTTATTTTTATCTGTTACTTTGTACTCGGGTTTAAATTTCTCCATTTTGGAGATATCTTCAAATGATATTCCATCACCTTTTTTTATGTTGTATTCTTTTGTTGTACGACCTTTGTATATACTATAATCAACTTCGCCCGTAGATTTTTTATCTAATTCATTCACATCGTTTTGCATATTTAGCCAAGCTTGCCCTTTATATTTCCATATTGAATCAGGTTCGCCATGATCATCTACTTCTTCATATTCTGATATGTATACCTTTGTTAAATCTCGTAATAACATTACTTAACTCTCCTTAATCCAGATTTTATGATGTCATTTCTTAATTTTTTTATAATATCTTCATACGAACTTGATATAGATCCTTCATTGCGACTCGTTAAACCTTCTGCACCTCTTGATAAATAGATTGCTTTTACTGCTTGTTTTATGTATGGAAATAATTTTGTATCATATTTCTTTCTGTTAGAAATATCAGAGGCAATAGAACTTACTTCCTCTAATACTTCTTCTAAAACTTCTTTGTCTTCTTTATAATTAGCTCCTAAATCAGCTATTATTTTATCTATATTGCTGGTTTCTGCCATTTCTATTGCCTCCTACTCTTATTCTTTTGAAACAACTGTATTCATTCCAACTTTTTTAGCTTTGTTGCTTGAATCTACTTCAACAATCACTATTTTTTGACCTGATGTTGCTGTTATTTCGTCTGTTCCATTCCATGCTGTATATCCTGATGTGCAAACTGCATCATACTCAGGAAGAGTTGGATTGGCAGCTACTTTGTACTTATAACTATTTCCAGATGCTAAGGCCGGTGTAACTGTTATTTTAGTTTTTCCAGATGCTGAACCTTCTTCAGATGTTACTGTTAATTCAGCAAGTTTTTCGTCAATTACATAGAATATTGTATCGTCCATTAATGCTTTTGTTCCTTTGTATAAGAAATTCTCTAATGCTACTGCATCATCAAATGGTATTTTTTCTGCTTCATACTCTGATACAAAGAAAGGTTGAGCAATAGCTCCGTCCATCATTACAGCAGCTTTTACTCCGTCTGGCATTCTTATTGATTCGTAAACTCTAACTGAATCATACATACCAATTGCTTGTTCCTTGGGATCTGTTCCATTTGGTAAATCATCAAGAATTTTCTTCATGCCTTTTCTGTATTCACTATCTACAACAAGAACTAATAAGTCTGATTCTATTCCATCAATAAAATCATTTTTTAAAGTTCTTGCTTTTTGTAATAACATATCGATAGTATCTTGAATATTATCTTTTGCTTGTAATTTTGTTCCTTCTAATATTTTGGCGAAAAATTCTCTATCTAAATATCTTATAATAGCTGATTGATGATTTACGTTTCTTCTTTCTGCCATACCATCAATTCCATAAAGTTTGACATCTTTTCCTTGTAACTCTTCAACAATTTCTTTGTCTGTATCAATAACAACTTTTTCTGGTTTAGCTTTTACTTTATCACCTTTTCCAGCAGCTCTTGCAGTACCTTTATCTTTTAATTCTGCGTTTGCAAATCTTTTATATTCAATAACTCCACCCTCTGGATTTCCTGAACCATTTTTAGCTTTGATTTGTTCTGAGATTGCTCTTGATGCAACGTTTTCTAATACTCCACTTAGTACTTGTTTTAAATTTTCTTTTGTTTTTCCATCTTGCATCATAATATTCAATGCTTCTTGTGTAATTTCTCCCATTCTTTGTTCCTCCTATTTTTTTAATAACTTGCTCTAGCTATTGATTTATTCTGTGTATTATCAATGCCATATTTCTGTTTAGGTGTATCTTCTTTTAGTCTTTCGTTTACTGCCTTTTCAACAGCTTTGTTAAAAGCTGTTGAAACTTCTTCTATTTTTGAATTAATTTCTTCTGCTTTTACTGTTTCAAAATTAAAGAAAGTCAATAAAGAGATATCTAATCCTTTTTCACTTGCTATTTTTGTCGCTTGTTCTTTCAACTTATAAGCGTTCAATTCAGCAAGTGCTTTTTCTTTGTCTGCTTTTTCTTTTTGCGCTTGATACTCAAGTTTCTGTTCTTTGTTCATTTTTGCTAATTTTTCAGCTTCACTTTTTTCACTATTCATTAACTCTTCCCAATTGGTTTTCGCTGTGTTTATAGCTTTTTGAACTCTTTTATCGAACTCTGCTTGATTTTTAGAATCTTTTAAAAATTCATCAAAAGTTGTAGGATTATTTCCTTCTGCATTTTGATTTTTGTTATTTGCTCCCGCTGGTTCATTATTTGCCCCAGTATTAGCGTTATTTGGATTATTTTGATTTTGATCGTTGTTTTGTCCTTCCATTTTTACTCCTTCTTTGCCCCAGCCATTGCCTAAGCCCCAGCCATTGCACTTTTTATTCTGTTGTTCTTTATAGCCTGCAATCAGTAAAAAGGCATAAAAAAAGACGTACGTCTACGTCTAAATTTATAATTTTAAAATATTAATAACTTGTTTTTTATCTTTTATCTTTTGCTCTCATATATGCTTCTGCAAAGTTATACTTTATTACCCATATAACTGGTCTAAATATTGTAATTATAGTAAATATAATCCAATACCAAGTTGGCATTTGTAATTTAATACTTAATATTAAAACTAATAACCACATATTATTTTCCCTCCTATAACGCTATTTTTTCAATTTCTGCCCTTATTTTTAGAGTTCTTATATAATTCCCCATATATTTCTTTTGTTCTTTCAAAAGCTCTAATGAACAACTAGGTGTATAATTCAAAGTTCCCGCCTCATATTTCACAGTCATTGCATCTAATTTGTCATATCTTATTTTAACTTGTAAATATTCCGCTTTAAACCTTTCTTTATAATCTATACTATTCATTAATTCAATTGTATCTTTTAGCTCCATATTCCCACTTCCTTTCCATAATAAAAGCACCTACTTTTCAGTAAGTGCTTTATAATATTATTTAATTACCTTCATGTTCCTCTATCCTATAAGCTCCTATATTTTCGTTGTATTTTACATTTCTAATTATTCTATCTTTTTTGTAATGATTTGTTTTTATTAATTCTACAAATCTTTTTTCTGCTTTTTCTTTATCCAAATGTATTTCTGTAATCCAATCGCAATAATCATCATACTCTTCTTCATTGTTTTTAAAGATTATATAAATTTTCATTTGTTTAGTTCTCTTTCTAAATATTCTTTATACTCTGCAAAACCTTTCCATTGATCATAATTAAATGGCAATGGTCTTTTGCCATTTTTCTCTATATATTTATGAATTAAATCTTCTACTTCATCTGGCATAGTCATGATACAATTTCACCACCTTCTCTTTAATTTGTTTTAACCCATTTATTGAATCTATAATGCTTAATGTTTCTTTATTTTTATTCAAATATGCTGACATTATATTTGCTGATAATTCTTTTACGACTCTCGTATTATCTTCCAACCAGTAGTTGATATCATGTCCATAATTTCCTGTTATTTTTCCAGTTGTTATAGCAGAAAAAATATCACTCAATGTCATATTATTTTTATATTTAACACTTGACAACATTTTAATATACCTATCTTCATCTATATCTATTTGCAATCTTGCTCTTCTTAATTCATGATTTATATTTAATTTATCAGATATATTATTTCTTATATCTATCATGTGTATAATTTCATGACTTAAACTTTCAGGCAAATCATAGTATTTAAAGTCTGGATGCTTAGGATTTATATATATTTTATCATCATCTATACTATATTTCATTGGAGCTTCTAAATCATAATTTAACATTACATTTTCTTTAGTTAAATATTTCTCAAATAACTTTCGTACTCGAGGTTTTATCTTTTTATCTTTTAATAAATCTCTTATTCTTCTGCTTATTTTTGGTATATCAAGATTATACTCTGCTTTTTGTTGTTTTTCAACTGGTGCTAAATACATTATTGTACTTCTGCAGTAGTGGAAATGATGACATATAGGAGGTAGATTTAATCCTAGTACCAATCCATTACATTTGATTTTTCTTATTGTTAGAGTTTTTTGTGTTTCTCCATAATATCTATTAAATGTATTTTCTTTGTTAATATAAAACTCCTGATTATTTAAGCTATCACACATCAAAGTAGTTTTATCGTCTTCTATTGCAATAAATCTAACTTTTGAATTATCTTCTGCAACATCTTTTATTCCTTCTACTTTTGCCAAATTATTTAATCCTATCGTTTGCAAATCCGCTGCTCCAGATATTTTATCGTCATTTATATTAATTTTTTGATTGTTTTGTCTGTTTATTATTAACTGAAACTCACTAGAATTGATTTTTAAGTCTTTTTGTTGTTGTATGTCTAAAATTACTTTGGTATATATTTGCTGTGCATTGTATCGCATTGTCGCTTCAATATACTGTTTCCAAGTTAGTCCACTATAATTTGGTTGGTCAAATAGTGCAAGAAACAAAGCCATCATTAATATTGATGGCTTTTTCTTTTTATTTACTTCTTGCTGGCCTTGCTCATAATAATAATTTGCATCTTCATACATTATCTGCTTTTCTTGTTCTTCAAGTTTGTTTTGTTCTTCTATATAAGCTGAATATATGAGTAATTCTAATATTTCACTATTCTTAACTCTTGACCTATTATAAATATTGTTTACTAACACAGTAAAGTAGTTATTATTTTTTAGTAGTCCTTGTTCTTTCCATTGCTCTATATATGTATTTATTCGTCTCTTGGTCTTGTTATCTGCTATATTGTATATGTCATTTGAAGTAAATTTGAATGTATCAAAGATTTCTTGTAAGCGATTTTGAGTTTGTTTTGATGTTTTGTTATACAATTGTTTCAGCTGTTTCATATAATTATCATGTACTTCCCACATTCAAAACACCTCTATTCTTTGTTTACTTGTTTATTTACTACTTTTTCTTGTTCTTTCTTGTTTTCTGCTGTTAATTTCTGTGCTTTTTGTGTATCTGTCAAATCTGTAACTTTGTCATCTTTGCTTTCTACCTGCTGATTGTTTTGTTCTACTTCTGCTTGTCCCATCATTTGCATTTGTTCTAGATTTTTTTTGATATTTTCTTGATTTTGTAGATCCATTTCAGCAAGTTCTGATTCTGCATCCAAGCCAAATGGTAAATGACTTATAATTGTTTTATCACTTACTATTCCTCTCAATTTTAGCCATGCATTTGTAAGGCTTTCTGTATCTGTAGGTAGATTTCGAATTAATATAATATCAATATCTCTAAAATCATATTTTTTACCTTTTTTGAAGTTGATTCTTTCGGTTATCATTTCCCACATTCTTAAGTATTCTTTTCTAAACAAATGATGTGCTTGTTGCAAAACCTGCTCTAGCGGAAAGAATTTCTTTTCTAGTGCTGCTGCATTGTCTGCATCAGTAAAACCTTGGTCAGTTACGTTTGGTACACCACTAATCATGAGTGCCATATCTATACATGTTTTCTTATGATTTTCTGATGCAGTATCATTAATTTCTTTTATAATCCAGTCAATATCTCCTTCATTGTCTGGCGTATAAAATACTTTTGCCTCTAAAAGTGCCTCATCTTCTTTTATTCTTGCAGGATTTCTTACCATTATTGTATTTCCAGTTTCATCTTTTTTTTCTTCTCCATTCTCGTCTTTAACTGCGATTAAAGGCTCATTATCTGGTGAGAAACCTGTCACTTTTAATTTTGCATTATCGTTATAATCGAAGATATTAGCATTATTTTCAATTACTTTTTCATTTTTATTTATTAGTGTCATTACATTTTCAAAAAATGCCATGCCATACGGATTTTCAACAGCAAAGCAAGGTAAGTCTGTCCATCTTACTACTTTTTCGCTGTCTTTTACTTCATTAAACTTATATTCAGCATTCTCTGTAATCTGTTTCTTTTCTATTCCATCTATATATTGTTTTTTGTAATCTTTTGTTATTATTTCTAAGTGTGTTTCAATTCCACCTGTTGCCGTGTTTTCGAACCAATATCTTAACAGTCCTATTTTTTGGCTTGGCACATCATAATTCCATATTGCTACTGTGTTTAAACTTGAAACATTAGCATAAACTTCCTCATTTTTATGATTTTCATATACTAAACCATAACATGCTCCTGTTGTAATATAATCAAGCACGCAGTCATAAAAAAAACTACCATTGTCATTATATTTTGCAATATAATCAATGATAGCTTGATAATCGTCTGGATTATTTTTTTCTCCAAAAACTCTATCAAATATTCTGCTTAAAATTCCTTTTTGAGTTTTATTTATGTTTTTTACTTTAAATTGTGGTTCTTTACCCCCAAAGTACCCTGCTGCTATGATACTTATATAATATTCAAGTGCAACAACAACATCCCTTTGGTCATATTTTCTCGTGAATCTATCTTGTAAATATTTTCTGTGCATAAATATTGGCAAAGCTTTTCCCCATAAGATGTTTATATTTTCATTTATGTTTTTTATATCTAACAAATCATCTCCATATTGTATTTTTTCTACAAAGCTCATATTTTTCTCCTTTACATTATACTTTTGTAACCAACTTGTAGTTTCTTTTGACTTATATATCTTTCAACTGCATATCTCATTGCATCCATAAGGTGATTAAAATCATCAATTGGTTCATTTATTTTGTTTCCAAATTTATCTTCAGCCCATGTATAATTGCTTATCTCTGTTATGAAATTAACACATCGTGGATGAATTATTATTTCAAAATCTTGTATAAACTGTATTCCGTTATTTATACTGTCTTTTCCTTTTAAAGCTCCTTTTATATGTCTTAAACCTAAACCTTTTAATTCATCAATTGATTTGGGTTCTGCACTATCTCCAGTTATTTTTTCTTTTGAATATCCCATTTGGCTTATTTCATCGTATATCGCTTTGTTGCTCATTCCTTTTTTGTAAATTTCATCGAATACATAGATTTTTTTGTTTTTTAAATCAATAGCACCACAAAAAAATGCCGTTGGATCATTTGTGTAACCAAAATCTAATCCAAAGGCACTATCTAAATTATTTATTGTATTTAATTCAAATTTTTCTTCTTTCCAATTTTCATATATTAACCCATCAACTATACCCCAGTTGCCTAAACCTGCAACCTGATATCTTCTAGGATTGTTCTTTTTCATTCTTTCAAAAACTTTCTTGTCTGCTTCGTCTAGCCACTCGTTGCACATATAATTTGTTGTCATTGCTAATATATCATCATCTGTTATATCAAAAAAACGTTTCTTAATCCAATGATGTTCATTCCATGGATTTAATGTTATTGTTATCTGCTTAAATAAACCTTCTGGAACTTCTCCGTCTTATACTTTCGTCTATAATATCAAAATCAGATTCTTTTGTTATTTCGTAGGCTTCTTCTATCCATAGCCAACATAACACACCAATATCAACAGCTATTGATGTTATTTTAAGTGGATCATCTAATCCTCTAAAATAAATCTTTTGGCCCGTTGGTTTGTATGTCATCTCAAGTGGACTTTCTTTTGCTTCCCAAAATTCATCTACTTTTAATCTATGTATTGCCCACTTCAATTCTTTAAAACAACTATCTTTTAGCGTTCTATATGTTTTTCTTATTACCAATGTATTTGCTTCTTTGTATTTCATCATATTGCATATTATCCATAAAGCTGTTGTTTTTGATTTTTTACTCGCTCTTGATCCTTTACATACTCTATATCTTCTTTTACAATGCCAATATTCTGCATAACCTTTTCCGACAATACTTTGTAATGATAAAACATTTTTTTGCTTTTGCTGATTTTTTTCTGCTATTCTATTCTTTAAGATCATCTTCAATCACCACCGGTATATTTCCGGTTATATCTACCTTTTCTTTAAAAGTTCCATACTTCTGTCCCAGCAGCTTAGCGCAATCAGTTCTATCCTTTAATGATGCTTCTAATCCAAATTGGTCTTTTTCTTCACCTCGCATAACTCGAGTAAGATATTGTAAAACTTCTGTTTGAGAAGCAATTGATTCTTGTTCTAGTTCTTCCATTCTGTTATTTATATATTGTTCAACCGAGTATTTTCCGAGTAGTTTTCTCGCATTAGCTTCTGCTACTTCTCTTGATGATGCTTTGTATCCAGCATCAATATAACTTTGCGTTTTATTACCTGTTTCAATATACAAATCTGCAAATCTTTTCTGTTTTATTGTCAGTTTTTGTTTTTCATTTTCCATTCGCCTCACTTCCTTCGCTTGCACAATTTAATTCTTTTCTATAATCATCTAATTCTGATATCAAATATTTTAATAGTTCGACTTGACTAAATGTATCTAAAACTTTTATGTATTTCTTTCTTTTTTCTTCTTCTCCTGTCTTTTTATTTATTTCTTCAATTTCTATTTGATTGTAAAGTTCGAATTTTTTGCAATATTTGTTTGTTTTTTCAGAAAAGAACTTTATCTGATTTACTCTATAATAAAAACCCATTATTTGAAGTGCTAAAAAAACTTTATTAATTTTATTTTGTAGATTGTTCATCATTTTCCTTTCTGAAACATTTATCTTTTTGCTTACATTCATCACATTGTTTTTTCATACATTGTTCAAAATTAAACTTCTTCTTTCTTCTCATACCACTCACACTTTGTTACAATGGTTTTTCCCAAGGTAGATGTGTGAATTTCACACATATTTTTATCTTTATTCTTACATTTTTTGCATTGTTCTTTAACGTACTTACTAAATCTTTCTTTTTCACTCAAAACCATAAAATAACACCTTCTTTTATATTTTTGGCTCAGGAACCTAGATTCGAACTAAGAATAGCAGGTTCAAAGCCTGCTGTTATACCATTTAACTATTCCTGAATGTCTAGAAACCGCTAGGAAGTTTCTAAGAATCGTTTATTAAAGAGGCTAAATAAAATCAAACCAAAGAGCTAATCAATCAGTTACTTAATCATTATTTATATTAACAAGCCTAGCATTTGCTAATAACTACATTATTTTATACATCTGTTTTCAAATTTCTTATAAGCATCCAAATATAATTCCTTTTTGTCTCCGTTATATGTTAGCTCATAATACATTCCATCTGCTAATGTTGTACTTAATAGGGCTTTATGGTTTTGTAATGTTTTGCAATACCATACATCGAAGACTTCAAATTTTGGAGCACTATCACTTTTATCTAAATGTTCTATTGCGTACTGTTTTACTATTTCTTTACATTTTTCAATAAATTCTTCACTTCCCATTGTCTCACCTCACTTTCATTCATACAAAAATAGTCTAGCGATGTTAACCTTCGCTAGACTATTTTCACTAAAGAAGAAAACCAAATTAAATTAAATACCTTTAATGTTATTTAATTTTTTTCTTATTATAATTATATAACATTGTTTTTAATAAAAAATACCCAAAAAGTTGGTAGTTTTTTGGTAGTTTTTTATTTTTTCTATAAATTTAGCATTCTTTTTGTAGATTTTTTTATAATATCGTAAATATTATCTTGAGTACAAGTTCTTTGATATAATCTAAAATATAAATTTCTGCCAATCTCTTCAGCTGAGCGATTATCTACATAATAGGCTGTTAATATTTCACGTTCTTTATAGTAAAGACTTTCAAGTCTTATATTCACATCTTCAACTTTATCTTTTAGCGTTCTTATTTCTTTTTTTACTTCTTGTATCTTTTGCTTTAGTTCTTCTTCTCTTGTTTCTTTTTTTATCACAGAACTTAATACTTTATTACTTGTTTGATTTTTACTGCGTATGTCACCATTAATCTCATACGCTGCACTCATATTGGGTTCCATTTGTATTTCACTTAATTCTTTCTCATATCTTATTTTCTCTTTTTGTCTTAATTTCAATTTTGCATTATTTTCTCTATATTCTTTCAATAATTGTATAAGTTCTTCTTTGTTCATAGTGATTCTCCTTTCTTTTGTAATATTTTTTTTGCATTCTTGAGTTCCGCTTCTAACATTTTTATTTTCTTATTGTCTTTATATATTCCTTATTATTTTATATCTTCTCTAAATTTCTTTTTTAATAACTCAAATTTTATTTCATCTAATATTTCAATTCCTTTTTGATTTATTTCATCATGTTCTTTTAGTGCCATATCTTTTATCATTTTAGTATTTGCATCTATTCTTTCAGCCCATAATCTTGCTTCTGGTAAAGAAAAGCATCCTTTTTTGATATCAATTAATTTTTGTTTATTATCTGGAATTAAACAATCCTTATAACTTATTCCTAAAGCGTATTTTCTTATAAAATCATTCATCCTAAAAATGTGATGCAACTGTTTTGGATCGTACCCATATTTTTTAATCTTATCTACTATTGTTGGATATGGATGTTCTAATGCTTTTAATTTCTCCATACTCATTCCAGCCATGCATCTTAGTGCTTGATTTGTGTTAATATGTGCTATTTCTTCAGCATTATCGAATAATGGTTGTATTAAATCATTATATTTAGGATTTATTATCTTAAATTTAGTAAACAAGGTTTCTATAAAGTTTATATTTTGTTTTTTATATGTATCAAACATAGGTCTTACATCTTTTACATCAATATGCTCATTATTTTCTAGTATTAATGTTTCACTTACTATCATTTTTCCATATACAAAATCTCTAAACGATGGTAATATTACTGCTTTCGTATCAACATCTGACGTATAATCTTCATCATATACATCCAGTTCATAGTTTTGTGAACCTTGTAATGCAATAAAAACTATCTCAAAGCCTTTATTCTTTAAGTAATTATAATGTTCTTGCACCCTTTTCATGATTTTTTCTTCTCTATTCATACTATTCTCCTTACTTTGCTTGTATATCCGCTTCATACAATAAATTTAGCTTTTTCCACGTTTCTTCTCCAAACATTTTCTTATATTTTTTTATAGTCTTTTCAGATAACTCTTTATGTAATAACATGTGCCATCGAATTAAGTTAGCAATTTCTAACTGTTTTTCTGTATTTCTTCTATCTGTATAAAATAATGACATATAAGCACTAACATTCTCGTGATTATAATAATGTGCTATTCTTGTTTCTTCTCCTTTTGCATTAATAAATGTTTTAGTTTCTGCTTTTCCTATATCATGTAGTAATCCAACTATACTCATATCATCGTTTAATAATATTGCTGTTTTTCCACAATGTTTTCCTATTGTTAATGTATGATGCGGATTATCTTGAGGAATTTTACTTAATTTTTTTAATAGATCTAATATAGAATAATACTTGTCCGTATTAAAATATATTCTTATCTCATCAAATCCTTCATAAGTTTGTGGTACATCTAAATTATAATACATTCTTTTTATTACGTCTTCTGGCACTTTTCTTTTTCTTTTACTATTTCTTTCTAAGCATTCTTCATAAGATGTTGCAATTAAAATAGCTATTTTTTTTGCATTCTTTATTTTTAGTAAAAATTCCATTCTTCTCTTATAATTTATATTAGTAGCATCATATATTACGTTATTATTCTTTAAACCATATAAAATTCTATTTTCAACTTCCTTAAATATTTCTTCGTTTTTAGTTTGATCATTTACATTTCCAAGTAGCTCTTCTCTAATTGCATCTGAAGATACAATTAATGCTCCTTCCGTTTTTGTTAATATTTCTGCGCATGTTGATTTTCCTGAAGCTGGCAAACCAACTAACATAAATAATTTTTTCACTAATTAAACAACTCCTTCTTTGTTTCTTTTACTTTTTGAATTGTAAGGGCATTTAATGTTTTGAAGTTTATCTTAGGATTTTTAAATTCTTTTATAAAATTCCACGTTTCTTCTTTTATTAACTCTGAGAATACTCGTCCAAGTAGCATTGGAATATATTGACTTTTCCATCCATCTTTTTCATTTACAATTTTCGCATATTCTTTTTCAATAAATGCTTCTGTACAATACTTATCAATTATTTTTTCTTCAATTATTTGTTGTTGAGTAACAACATCTGCTCCCATTGCTTTCGCATGTCTTTCTTTAAACTCATTGCTTACAATTTTTGCCCACGTTTGCCTTCCATACTTATTATAAAAATCATAATTTTTTATAACTATTCCTTCTCCCTTTCCCTTTCCATCTTCAACTAGAAATTGTCCTGTCTTTTCCAAGCATTTTATCAAAGTTTCTTCTGTTGGATTCTTTAATATTGCCAATGGTGGAATATAATCTAAATCACATTCTTCAAGTAATGATTGATAAATTTCATACGGTATATATTCTTCTGTATCGTCCTCCTTGTGTAAAGTTACATCAAAAATATAAAATTTTCTCCATGCATCTTTTCTATATGTTTTTATTGAATGAGGAACTAACCATTCTCCATATAACCTATGATTAGGATGTTTTTTTAAATATTCTTTTATTTTATCATTTTGAAGTATATATTGATAAAAACCTGCATTGTCATTTTCTAATGATAAAACTCTATTTCTACTTCCTGCTCTAATATTTTCATCTTCATCCATATAAATTTGACCATTAGTTCCATCTATTTTATAAAATATAAAACATCTTCCAAATTCTATATTTTCTACTTCATCAGTTCCAAATCTCTCTATATGTTGATATCTATTAAATTTCATTTTTAATTTCTCCTATTTTTCATTTTCTTTTTATTTTTTACATCTTCTATTTTTTCTAGAATCTTCAGTGCTAAAATCAATCCAACAATTCCAATTACACAAATTATGCCCGCTATTATTCCTATTATGTCACTTAAAGTTATTATCACTTTCATATCTTTTTCTCCTTTCTTATATTTCTTCCACATTGAGGGCAATAATTTAGTGATATATATTTTTCTACAAAACTAGGAACCATCTCCATTCCGCAAAATGCTGTATATGGTTTTTTATATTCCAGCCTGACTTTACATCTACTTACCCTCATATTTTCGCAATATTCACACATTTTTCTTTACTCTCTCACTCCTATTATTAAACTATCGCTTCGTGGTTCATATTCGAATTTTAAATTTAAATTTTCTACTTTTTTTATTTCGTATTTTTCCACTATAATTTTTTTACTCCCAGCAGACTTTGTTATTAGGTATTTAGTTAAATTCTCTAATTCATCTGTATATAATGCATTAGTTATCCTTTCCTCTTCTATTTTTCTATGTAATCTAATATTTGATAATCTTTCCGTTTCTAGTTCATTTCTCAATCTTTTAATTTCTTTATTGCATCTTCTTATTTTTGATTTAACGCTCATCTCTTCCTCCTATTTTTTAATGAAACCACATATTTACTCTATGTGTATAACAATATTTGAACATATTTAACCACAATTCATGCATTTCCCCTTTGTTTCTATAAGGAAAATCTTCAATTTTCAATTTTTTCAGCTCATTATAAATTTTTTTACATTCTTTAGGTGTTAATTTTCCATCACAATCACTATGCCATAAAAATATATCTAAATCGTCATTGCATAGCTGATTTAATTGTTCAGAATCCTCATCTGAAAATTCATAAAAAGGATTACGATAAGGCTTTTCATAGATTTCTCCAAATGTTTTATTAAAAGCTTTAGCAACCTTAATTCTATAGTTAGCAAATGTTATATAACCACCATGATATGTTTCCTCTCTTTTTAACCCTTTTATTTGTATATCTAATCCCATTACTTTTCTCCTATTCTATAACAATTAGCCTCAAACTGTTCGTGTGTTAGTATTTCTAGTAATTCATATTCTCCTACTTCAATTTTATCTCCCATATAAACCTACTACCTTTCTGGCATATAATATGTTTGTTCTCTAACTTCACAATTAATTCCTTTTATATCCATCCTTAGACTAGAACTTTCCCATATTTTATCTATTATTTCTTGTAATACTTCTTTTGCTCTTTCTTCTGATGAATATATTCCAAGTGAGCTGCCATCGTTTATTGCATCACATACTTCAATTAAATACTCTTTTAAAGTTGATACAATTTGTAGACTTAGTACATTATCAAAATTATGTATTGCTTTTTTATCTTGACTTACTATTATCATTCTTTATTCCTCCTTTATTATATTTATTACTGTAACTATTCCCCAAGCTATTAACGTTGCAATTGTTGCTATTATACAAAATGCTATTATTGCCAGACAAAGCAGTATCATTTTCAAAAAAATCATTTATTTTTCCTCCCATTCTCCGAACACGTTTCTTTTAAATTTATCAATGTCTTCCTTATGGTTTGTTTCCGCTTCTTTGATTAATTTGAATTTATATAGTTCTGCTTCCATTTCTCCTTTTGTCTTTAACGTTTCTTTTTGAGTCTCAATAGCTGAATCTAATAGCTCATCTATTTCTTCAAGTACTTTTAGTCTCTTGAACACATCTATCGTTAAAACTATTGCTATTATCAACAAAACCGTTGTTATTACAGTTTCAAGTGCCATAATTAGCTCCATCATAATCCCTCCTCTTTTGTTTAATTTATTCTTGGAATATGGTTTTCTCCATTTCTCATTTCTTCAAACTCTTTAATAACTGGCTTCAAACATTTGTTACATAACATAAGTTGAAGTGGCGCTCTTCCAGTCAAGCTATATGGTATTTCAACTAACCCTCCTGTCATTTCTGTTCTCTTTTTTCGAATTTCTATCTCACTGTTGCAATAGTCACATTTGTAGTAATCATACAATTTTTCTTTTTTCTCTCGACTTAAATGACTTGTTTTGGCATATTTTGTTTGTTTTTCTATCTTCTTTCTATTACGATAAAAGCAATAATTATCCATTATTTTTCCCATTTTTTTCACTCCTCTCAATTAACTCGTTTTCAATACTTTTTATTGTGTATGCAATAATCTTTTCAATATCGAAATTTTCAACCGCATTAGTATATTGTTTAGCTTTTAAGTATTTATAAGCTAACATATTATTCGTTAAATTCTTTAGATATCTACCACTCGGTCTAAAATAAATTTCTTTTATGATCCAATAAAACATTTTGGCTTGAAGTAAGCTCTGTTCACTATATAAGCTTAAAATCTCAAGATTATCGATATATATTTCTAAGCGCTTTAAATTCATAATTATTGAGATTTTGTCTTTAGCGTTAATCGTTCGAGAACCATCTTCAAAAAAATCAGTTCGGCTATTACTTAAGTAATTAAAAAATACATCTAGTCTAGTCTTTAAGTACCCTTCCGCCATACCTTCCGCTATACCATCCGGTGTACCTTCCGCCACCCCTTCCGCTATACCTTTCGGTTGTCCACTTTTATCATTAACAACTTTTGAAATTCTTGCTAATGAATACTTTGGAGCGATATTCTGGTTGCTACCTCGCTTATATGAAATGTATTTTTTATTAATCAACTCATTTCTAGCGTTTTGTAACTGTTTTACTGATAATCCACCACTTAAACTTGCTAACCTTCCATTGGCTATACTTAAATCATCGAACCTGTTCGCACAATGTGCCACATACACTATTGATTGATATACTGCTGTGGCTATTACCGAAACTGGATTGTAGTTTATGTTAGAATAAAAGGCTTCAAGTTGTTTTTCGTAGTTCACTTCAATGCGTTCTCCTTTCTTTAGTATTTTTAATATTTTTTATAAATTAAATTGGATTTGTTCCAATTTTGATATTTACTTTTAAGGTAAATTTCCGCTTCCTTTTCGTATTCTAATGTATTTAAACCATTTTCTTGCGCTGTGTGACAATCTATGCATGCTGTAAAAATATTTTCTTCTATTCCTAATCCGACCTTGTCCACGTGGAATAAAATGTGCGTTTGCGTAAAATTTATCAACATATTTTCCGCAAAAAATACACTTGTGACCATCTCTTTCCCAAACCGCTGCTTTTACACCCGCTTGAATTTCGGTTGCTTGTGTCATTTTGTGTTTGTGTTTCTTTTGCTTTTTATATGTTTTGTATTCTTTATCCTCGCAACCGCTACATGTTTCAATCATACAATTACGAAATCTGCAGAATTTATATAATTTACCTTTTTTCCTTCTAATGCAGAAAAATTTACACATCTTTAAATTCTCCGATGCATTGTAAGCAAATTTTCTTTCCTTTAAATTCTACTAATTTATCTTTTTTTCCGCAGAATGAACATTGTTGCTCATGTTTGTGCAAAATAACGTTTGATCCTTCTGTTGAAATTTCAATATAGCCCTTTTCTTTCATTCCTAATTCTTTTCTGATTGGTTTTGGAATAACTATTCTTCCTAACTCATCCATTTTTACTACCATTTTATTTTTCTCCTCTCTCTTGAACTTTTCCACGCATTGTGCTAAAATAGTGGAAAAGTAGGTTTATATAATCTTATTTTTTTATTTACAAATTGTTAAGTTCTAGTCTAGATTCGCAGTCAGCTAGAACTTTTCTTATTTGATTTTGATAATTAGTAACACTTCCTAATTGATTCTTACTTACAGTTTCTTTTACACTCTCAAGTGCGTTTTCCAATATTGCTATCTTCTTATTAGTTCTATATTCTTTTAGTTTTAGTTCTTCATTTTCATTTTTCAAAATTCTATTATCTGCTTTTAAATTTAATATTTCTGATTTGGATTTTACTCTACCCATGTTTTACTTACTCCTTTCAACATTGCTTTCTTGTATATATTCCATATACTAATTTTTCTTCCTGACATCTGATAAACTGTGCCTTGTATAATTGTTGCTATTGCAATAACTTTTGCTATTTGACTAACCATTATCATTAAACAACCTAGTGCATCTAAGTATTTTTCCATTTTTCTCCCCTCCTTTTAGTTAGTGAACAAAACAATTTGAAGTATTAACTAATCGTTTTGTCTTTATTATGGATTTACTCTTTACTTTTGTTTTTGAACTTTCTAAATACTCTTCAATCCATTCTTTTTTGAATAAATAACATCTTCTTTTTCCTCTTGCATATTTAAGTCCATTTGGTATCCATGTATGAGTTATCATGTAAGGTGTTACATTTTTTTGTTCTCCTCCATACATCTCTGCTATTTCTTTTGTTGTGTAAAGCATTTGACCACTTCCTTTCTTAAAATTATTTACTTTTATCTCTCATTGTGATATATTGCTAATACTTATAAACCCTAGTGGGTAAATTTAATTGTGAAAGGACTGATGTATCTTGACAAAAATATTGAGTTTACCCTGTTTCTTAAAGATTAGAGGCTGTTATACTGGATAGTTACACAATTCTAAAATTCTAGTTGCTATGGGGTAAATTAACATTACATATATCAGAGCCACTACTGATTAAGTGCTAGAGCTTCCATAGAAGTTATGGGCGTCAAACATAATATTAGTTGAATATATATGGGCAATATTGTCGACATGGAATGTCGTAAAACAAACGTACTATATTGAATGTATGGGCTATATACTAATTGCAAAAGTTTAAGATAAACAAATTGTGGAGAAATGCTAATCATATTGACGCTATGATTAGTATTTTCTATTTATATAGCTCCTCTACTGTTGTTTCTAATACTTTTGCTAACATAATCGCTTGTTTTATTTTAGGCTGTCTCATATCATTCTCCCACTGAGAAATAGTATTTTGATTTACCATCATAATAAGTGCTAACTCCTTCTGAGATATTTTTTTCTTTTTTCGGAATATTCTAATTTGATTCATTATTCAAATTTTTTCTCCTTTCTTTTTGTACCTTGTCGCAATTCGTTTTGTACATCATGTTGTACTTAATCTTTAAAAAAAATATCCGTTACTTTTTTCCCTAAAGCTTTGGACAATTTTTCTAAAGTCACATTTGTTATCACATCTGTTTTATTATTTTCTAGCTCTGATATAATTGTTCTTGACACCTTTGATTTATTTGCTAATTCTTCTTGTGACATATGTTGTTTTTCTCTTGTTTCTTTTAATACATTTTTCATTTTTTTCTCCTTTCTGTTCAACTTGTTGTACATATATTATCATAAGCATTTTTTATTGTCAACTATGTTGGACAAAAAAATTATAATTTTTTTTGACTTTTTGTATATCTTGTTGTACAATATATTTGTATTAATACTTGGGAGGTTTTAAATATGTTTTTAGGTGATTTAATAAAAAAATATCGTAGTGCGAATAATCTTTCCTTAAGAGATTTTGCTAAAAGATGTGGTTTAAGCCATACATATATTTCTGCATTAGAAAAAAATATAGATCCTAGAACTGGTAAACCTATCGCTCCTACTCTAGATACTGTAAAATATGTATCTAAAGGCATGAATATATCTATTGAAGAAATATTAAAAGCATTAGATGATAAGCAAGAATTTATAATAAATTCTGACCTTAACAATGAATATAAAGATGAAATTGGTAATGCAGTTATTGCAATTCCTGTCTTAGGTACAGTTAAGGCTGGATATGATTACTTAGCACAAGAAAATTGGATTGGAACAGTTGATGTTGAGACTTCATTAGTTGGTAATGGTGAAGATTACTTTGCATTAAAAATCCATGGCGATTCTATGTCTCCTGTTCTTGTAGAAGATGACATAGTTATAATAAAGAAACAAAATGATTTTGAAAGTGGCGATATTGTTGTTGCAATTATAAATGGTAATGAAGCTACAATTAAAAAAGGAAAAAAGAATGATAACAGTATTTTACTACAACCACTTAATCCTAGTTACGAACCACTTATATTTACTAATAGTGAGATGAAAACAATACCTGTTGAAATAATCGGTATAGTAAAACAATTAAAAAGAGAATTTTAAATAAAATAAAAAAGAGAAATATGTTCAAGTTTGCGACAAGGTACATATTTCTCACAACACAAACACTATTGAAAGTGAATGTATAATTATTATATAGAAAAAGCCTTCATATTTCAATAGTAAAAATAAGATTTATTGAAAAAATGGAGGTATTTTATTATGTCAAAAATAACAATTGATGAAGAAGTTTTACAGCAGTTGTTGAAACAAGTTACACTAAATAATAAAAAAAGAAAAGAAGGTTCATTTGAACTATATGGAAATGGAAAAGCAAGACTATATTATACTTTGAATAAAGAAAGATACAGGACAACAGTTATTGCTGACAGCGAAGAAGAAGCTCAAAGAAAACTTGCAATCTTTGTTGAAGATGTAAAAAAAGGAAACTTTATTAATACTAATTATACTTTTCGGAGAATTTGCACAAGTATGGCTCGATGAAAAAGTTCGACCAAATGCTGGTGACTTATGTGTTAAAAAATATATTAATTATTTAAATAATCGTATACTTCCCTACCTTGGAAATGTAAAGCTTAAAGATTTAACTAGAAAAACTTTAGAAAAATATTTTAATACTGTTAAACAAACGACTACAAATTACAGAACAAGAAAAGAAAATAATACTGTTAAGCCTTCTACGGTTAAGAAATGGAAAAGCATTATTCATGCATGTTTGGAATATGCTGTTGAATGCGAATTATTATTTAAAAATCCTTGTGATAAAATTAGAATAAAATTCACTACAACAACTGATGAAAAAATAATCAAACAGCTAATAAAATTAAAGAGAGAGAAAATTAATTATTATAATATCGAAGAATTTAAAAAAGTATGTGGGTTATTAGAAAAACAGTTTTTAGAATATTATTATAGCAGTAATATAGATGATGAAAAGAGACTTAGAGAAGTTGGAAGAAGATTTGTAGTTTTGCTAGCTTTAAAAACAGGTATGCGACGTTCTGAAATTTTTGGTTTAACTAGAGATGATTTATCAGTTGAACATGCTTACTTTGATGTTAATAAAAGCAGACATTATATTGCTTCAAAAGGAAAAATCACAAAATACCCTAAAAACGATTCATCTATTAGGAAAAAACCTTTGCCAAAATTGATTTTAAGCTATTTAAAATTGTACTATGATTTACTTGATAGGTTACAGTATAAAGAGACGTATATTTTTGATTATTTAAGTATAGATGGTATGTCCACATGGTTTGATACTTGGCAGAATAAAAATAACATTAAAAATATTAGATTTCATGATTTAAGACATACTCATGCCACTATTCTTTTGTTTATACATACAGACATAAAAACAATATCCGAAAGACTAGGTCATTCTGATATTCAAACAACTTTAAATATTTATGCTGATGTTTTACACGATCTTGATATAAAAACCGCAGAAGGTCTAGACTCTATTTAAAATTTGGGTAATCTTTTTATAAGATTGCCCATTTTTCAATATAAATTTGGGAAATTTTTGGGTCTTCTATATCAAAATATACCACTTTTTATCACTTTTTACCACTTTTAGAAAAGAAATAAAAATTGCTGTATTCCTTTATTTCAAAGAATTACAGCAATTTTCTACTTTTAAAATGGTACCGATGGTGGG